TATATATATTATTATTAATAATATTAAACGCTTATAAAGCGTTATGTTATATTAATTAAAGCTTCTTAGAAGCTTATATATATTTATAACAATTTATTTATATTATATTTAATAATATTATTATATTTTATATATAAGCATTTTAGAAAAATTATAAATTTTATTATTATTTAGTTGATTTTATAGCTAAAAAGATATATAATATATTTTGTAATCAATCAACTTTTAGCTTATATTATTTTTTTACTTATTTTGTAGTACCTCATATAATGCAAAATTTGATAGGTTTTAGAGCGTTTTAATTTTAGGTATATAATTTAACTACTGCATATTCAAAACAATGAATTTGATATGAAATTTTTAACCATATAAGGTGTTATTAAAAGCAAAGAGGCTAAATTATACAAAATAGCCTCTTAATAATATATTATTTATCAGTTTCTAAAGGAATTTGGTTTTCTGATTCTTTATCAGAACTTGCAAATCTAATACCTTGTTTATTACCTTGTTTGAATTGAGTTCTTGTTGCCCCGTATTTATTAGCAGTATCTATAATTTCAGTATCTTCTTCTCCTGCAAGTTTTTCAGGTTCATCAATATTTAACTGAACAGATTTATCGTATTTCTTTCCATAAAGTTTTGGATAAATTATATCGGCATATAATTTCTCATAATGCTTTTCCATATAGTTGATATAATTATTTATTACAGAAGCTATTTTAATTAAATAACTTGTATTACTTAATGCTAATAAAACATGTTTACAACCGCTACCTAAAGTATCATTAGGGTTAGTTATTTTTGATGGAATATTTTCAGGCGGTCCACTTATAATATTATTTCTTGTTTGCCAATATTTCATACGATATTTACTGTCAGGGCAATTACACATTACATAAACATCATCTCGGTTAAAACATAAAAGCAACGCTTTAATTATAAGTTTTATAGATAAAATATTATTATTTCTTTTTATCTCATCTTGTAGTATATCTAATACTCCGCCAAAACTTATTTTTACAATATAATTACCTGTTTCACCTTGAATAGGAATATTAAAAGTCAATATATCTGTTTTGAAAAGTTTATTCATGTCTATCGAATTAAACTCTCTTGTAGAATTTTTTATATGACTTTTAGTTCTTCTTTTATACCGTTCATTACCTTTTACTGATTGCTTAGATTTGCCGAGGAGCTGGCTTCTATTTGCTTCTTCAATTTTCATAGTTACCAACTCCTTTATATATTATTATTCAAGTCCTGATTGGTCTATTTCTGCTCTATCATAAGTGATAGTTGCATTTATCATGTGCTTATCATCTGTATAAGAATCATAGCCATCTTCTGAAAGGCTACTAATCCAAGCACCTCTAATAATCCACTGTCTAACTAATCTATTATCAGGTGTAAGTTCTTGTAAATAGCAATCTCTCTTATAGTTAGTAACATCAAGAGAACCTACTTTTTCAGTTCTGATGTTATATGAAAGATTTTGCCAAGCCATAAGAACTTCTTTAGTTTCAGCTCCGATAAAATCATGCAATTTAATATCCATATTATCAAAAGAAGGGGTGCCTGCATATTTAAGTGTACTATTACCTCTTTTAACTTCAATGGTTTGTTGTGAAAAATGGGGTATTCCTGTAGCATTACAAGAAATTCTAATGATATCATCGCCGTTAGTTATATAGGCATTTGTTTCATATCCAGTAGCACCTGCTCTTAAAAGTGTTCCAAGATTAGGTACTAAGAATTGAAAGTTATTAGTTCTTTGAATTTCATAAAGCTGAGGATTATCTGCTAAGTGATATGTTCCGAGTTGTTCCATTATCTAATTCTCCTCCTATTATTCTTCAACTGTAATTTCTTCATCTCTAAGTTCTACAGTTATTTCAAAGTTTTCTACTGCATAAACAGGGAAGATGATAATTTTACAAGCAAGTTTAGCATGTTCGTTTGTTGTAAGTTTTAATACTTTATAGCCTGATATACCAGAACCGGAATTCATTTTATCAAGCGTAGGTGTAATATAAGAAAGGAATTTAGTCCAAAGAATAACATCGTTCTGCTCAAACATTAATCTTTTTGCAGAAGTATAACATATTTTCTTAATATCACTTACTGCATTTCTTATATTAAGATAATTAGTTGCTTTTTGGCCATCTGCATTTGATGCTAATGTTCTATTACCCCAAATACAATATCCATAAGGTTTAATATCAGTAATTGCATTTATTGCATATTTGAAATCTTCTACTGCTTCTCCATTAGGTAGAGTGCCTTGATAATAATCTGCAATAGAGTTTGTCAATCTATTTAGAGTGGTTGATACTAAATTAGGTACTAATCCTCTTGTAACACCTGCAATAGCGAGCCAATTTGCATTACCTTGTTTGAGTGAAGATGCTAATGATTTAAGATAAGAGAATGAACCAGGCATAATTAAAGTGCTTAGAGCTTTACCTGTAGCTGATTTAATATAAGTATTTATTAAGTTAGTATCTTTAGGCTCAAATACCATACTACCAAATGAACCGTTTGCAATCTGTTCACCTTGTAATTGATAATATACAGAATCGCTATTTAATGGATTTAGTGTTCTATCTTTTTCATAAGGTGTATCGACTAATGCCACTGCATCTCCTCTTGCTTCTGCTAAGGATATCATTGAAGAATATAATCCTATAGTATTAATATTGGCAGAAGTTTTAGGTCTGTAGTTAGGATACCCACCTGAAGTGATGTATTTAATAGAATACTCACCCTTTTCAGTAAGTGGGGGCACTTCAGTTTCAAAATTAGTTTTAGAATTAAATAGACTATATAACTGATTATATATCATATCACCAGTGGCTGCTGGGATAAGCTGATAGATTGGGCCAAAATACTGTATATAATCTGCATCAGATACCTGTATAGTATTTTCACCTGCATTGAGAGCGTATGTTAAGCACATAGAACCTGTTGAACTTTGTGATGTACTATAACCCTTAAAACCTTGAGGGTTGTTAATAGAAATTATTCCATTAGTATCCGCATACACTAAATACTGAGCAGATGATTGAGAAGGAGGGTATATTCCAGTTTCATCTGAATTAAGATATTCATTACTAAAATTATACGCACTATTTTTTATAAAACCAGAAGTGGCGCTTAAATAATAAATGTTTCCCGACTTATCTTTGTGTAATCCCGCTACGCCTGAATTTTTAGCAGTATTCGTCACATCCACACCGTCTTTATAATATGAGAGTATATTGTTATTATATGCAATGCCAGTATAATTATCTTTATTAGATATATCGTTAATATCATCTATATCAGGAACTGCTGTTACATTGCAAGGAATATATATTGTTTGACCTATTACGGAATTAGGTTTAAGAAATACTTCTGACATACCTAATTTACCTGATTTATTAGCAATATAAAACCTATTTGTAGATTCAAATGATACAGTAATATCATTATTTGCTATAGGAATATGATTATAATTTAAGCCTTGAGGGTTAAATTCATAATAATCATTATTCCTATTGTCTTTGCCTATAGTATTTGTAAGATATCCGATATAAACATCTTCAGATTTCTTAAAGACATAAGGACCGACATTACTCCAATCTGTGATGGGAATAAAATCACCTTTTACATAGTAATTACTGTAATTAATATTAAAATCTGAGGGGGCTGATGTTATAGGCATGTATATTTCAGACGACATAGCTATATAAACTACTTGTAGTCCGGCAGAGAGTAATTCCTTAGCATATATATATCCAGGGTCAAAATCTCCATTTTGAAATAATTCTATATTATTATATATTTGGTCATTTTCGAATTCACTTGGATTAGTTCCAAAATAGTATTCGAAATCAGCAAGTGTTCGACAAAGAGTTGGTACTCCATATTTTCCCTTATGAGTTATAAACCGGCCGTCGCTACCCCTGTCTGTTCCCATTAACCCGGGTACAAATGCTATGTCAGTATTATCAGCAGCTCTTGAGGTAGTTGTTAAATCTTGTTCATTAATAACTATTCTTGCCATTATTTTCTCCTTTTGTTATTTTTATCTATTCTATCATCAATTATATCTATCTTTTTCTGTAATTTCATTATTTATATCATGACGAGATTCTGAAATATGCCAGTTATCTTTAATTCTAACATCCCATAGATAAGCATCATCAATAGTCAAAGCTAAAGTTAATCTTGTAAACTGCCCTGATATTAATCTTTCAGGAATATCTGAATTATCTTCAACTTCACCTGCTATTCTTATATTTGAATCATGTTGTCTATTTTCATTATTATAAGGAATATTTATGGTAAGCTTAGGATAATTAATTAGATTAAAGATAAAATTACGAACATATTCATCAGCTTCTTCATAGTATCTCGTATATATATCTAATTGATATTCAATGCCAATTGGAATAGCATTTAATAATTTTGATTTATTATAATTAGCATCTAATTTAAGTGCGTTATAACTTAATGGATTTTTACCTTTTAATTGAATATCAAACCCGCCAGCTCTTCTAATACAAACTAATGGCAATTTTATAGGCTGGTCATTTGTAATATCTGCAACTACTTCGAATAATCTTCGAGTATCATCTACACCAAAGACAATTAAAGGTGAATCTTGGCACCAATATTTAATTTTCGCTAATAAAGCGTCGTCGTATAATTTTGTTGACATTATATAAGCCCTGTTGTTATATATTTATTCAAATATTTATCAATATTATTATTTATATGTGTTGATATTCTTTTGAATAAAGGATATCCTTTAACCTGTAAATTACCATTATTTATTATTTTATTTAATATATCTACTTTAATATCTAAATACTTAGCGTTTGGATTTACTTTAATTACATATTTGTTATTGTATTCAACTATAACTAAATTAGATAATATACATTCAATTATCTTATATATATTAACTGGTAAATCGGAATCATCAAAAATTCTACAAGAATCAGAATTAAAATAATTTTCTAATACTTTTAGCTTATCATCATCTACACAATAAGCATAAATATAAATAAGTCGTTTTAGTAAATATTTAATAAAACCAATTTTATATTTTTGTGTATTATATATTATAATATACATTATTTTATACCAAATTTATTCATCTTCTGCGATAATATGCTTTAACCAAAGTATTTATAAAATCTTTAACGGTATCAACATCAGATAATATTATTGGTTTACTATATGTCCAATTAAGAACAATGTCTAATTTATTATCAGTCAATATATCTGTTAACGTATTTGATAACTTTAAGTCTAATTTACTGTTATGTAATTCAGTTTTATCCGTAACCGCTGAAATTCTATTTGCAAAATCCATAGGAGCAGTAGCTTTAATCTTGCCTTCCCCAGAAAAACCAAGCGTTTTCTTTAATTCTTTGGGTTTGACACCAGTTATTTTATAGAAAATATCTCCAATTGTATGATTACCATTATTAATATTTTCGTCAATATCAACATCATCAATGCTGGTATCATTTTTATCTACTCTATCATTATCAACATCATCTTGATAGTCTTCCCATTGTTGCAGCATTGCTTCTACTTCTTTTGAAGTTTTTACCTCATTATTATCAACCAAATACATAGCTTTATCTGATTCATCAGAATATTCTTCCATAAAATCTTCAAAGTATTTTTTTAGCTGCCGGGGGTCATGCAGTATTTTATATGCTTCAACAACATATTTGAAAGCTGTGAAATTTCTATTATTTGTAAATAATGTTTTATTATTTATTACAGGGTGCTCAAAATCATCAACAGTCAATTTATCAGCATTAAGCTGAATCATTAAATATCTTAGATGGTCATAAAAACCTTTACCTAAACCTTTATCCAGTAAATCTAAAACATAAGCAGTAAAAACTTGCCCTTTTTCAGATTTATCCTGACCCTTAAACAGAATATTATCAATATCATCCTGTAAATCTGGATATAATTCAGACAAAAGATTTTCATCAATATCTCCTATTTCAGATTCAGAAGTTTCAATTTCAGGTTCAGCTTCAAATAAGAAAGATTTATTAATATCCTCTACTAATCTAAATATCATAATCATCTTCCTCATTTCTTAATAAATTAAAACTATGATTTCTAAAGTCATTCAACGTAGGTTCGTATGTATCCTTATATTCTGGAACAATTTCACAGGCGATAGAAGCAGGATAAACCATGATATTACTTAATTGTGTAACTCTAAATAGTCTATCTTCTCCATTATCTAAACCGCTTGGAATTTCAAATAAAGCACCTACTTGAATTCCTGGTAAATTATAAGGTACATGAATTATTGAAGCATTTTCTTGCAGCTCAGATACCCAACCAATCTTTTTCATTGTCTTTTGGTCAGGGTGCTCTGTAAATATACACCCAATTAAAATAGGCTTTTCATAATTACTTGAAATTTCTGCATAAGTTGTCCAAGTTTTATCTGCCTTAGGGGCAAAGTATTTCACTTGTACCCCTAATAGCCTTATCATTTCATCAAAGTATCTTCTGTGAAGTTTTATATCAGGTGTTAATAATTTCCCTACTTTATCTTGCATTTATTTATTATTCAGCTCTTTCAGATAAATATTTCTCAGCATCTTCTTTGTTTTTGAAATATCTTCCTTGACCCCAAGTTCCATCATTAGACAATTTCCAAGCAACAATATAGGGCATAAATTTTAATTCATCAGAATATATTAAAGTATAATCGCCTTTAATATCATATACAGTAAAATGCTTTCCGCTATTTTCAAAAGCATCACCTAAACTAAAAGAATGGGAAACAGATTCTTTTATAGGTTTACTTTCCTTATAACCATTGGCAAACATTGCTTTTCTTTGAGCATCTGCCGCTTTTTTTGTTTTGAATGTTCCGTGAGTACCATCTTTACCTTTATTTACCCATTTCCCATTTTTTTTAATCGTATCTTCATTAATAACATGACCCTCATCATCATATACATGTGGGTCTGTTAATGAATTATGTGTGTCACAATATTTGCATGTAAATTCAGTAGTGTCAAAAGGCGGCCAATAGTCTTTGAAGTTAACCTTAACCCGATTCTTCTTACCACAGCCATCACAATATGCACCTACATATCCAATTTCTTCCGTCAAATCAGATTTTTCCCTGTCCATTAACCATATTTTTCTGTGCAAATCTCTCATCTTAACGCGGTCAGCGAGCTTGTATCTATCTAACTTCTTCATAGCAGCAGTGACTTCTTCTAATTCATTGTTGATGTATTTACCATCTCTTGCTATGACATCATTAAGAACTTTGATTATATGTTTTGCGTTTAGATTAGGCTTCCACTCTTCAAAACTTTCTTCAAGATTGGGATTTTCCACAAAGAATTTATCTACTAAATAAGGTACCGTTTCTTTAACATATATTTTTAATGAATTACTATCATCAAAATAATCTTTGTACTTAAATAGAATGTCAGTGATTGCATTATATAAATCAGAAGTTAAATCGCTTTCTAAATTTTCTTTTAACTTTTCATTTTTATCGGGCTTAAATGTTTTAGTTTTTTTCTTCTCTGCTTCTTCTTTTTCACGCTGTATATCTTTATCCCAGACACCTTCTCCAGGCTCTAATGAATATAAAAATTTACGCCCTTCTTGTTCACTACTTAAAAATTTTGTAGGTGCCCAATCTGCAGTTACATCCTCTGCTTTCGCAACTCGATAAGGGGTAGAAGAATGAAACCAACCTTCAGGCTCAGTTATCTTATATAATACAAACCCATTATAATTATCAATAATAGTACATAGGTCTCCATCAGCGTCTTTGAATACTTGACCATTTTTATAAGGTGGACGCGGTAGCTTTCGAAGACCTTCATCTAAGCTTTTGAAATCTTTTACCATTGTATCATAATCAATAGTTATATATGATAAAAGCCAACCTAAAGAATCAAGTTTTGCTTGTAATTCTTCATCATTTTCAATGGCTTCTTTTGCTTTTGCTATACTTTCAAAACCCTCACTTATAACACAATCTTTGAAACTTTTAACTTTTTCTTCCCACTCAGCCATTCTCTTTTCATCAAAAGGAGATGGGGCATCCATAGGAACATATATTTTAAGCATTTCATTAGATTTACCAATGCTATTATTAGGTTCTACATATTCAGTTTCAAGACCATATTCTTTTGCTATTTCTTTTGCACGGTCTAATTTATTATCTTCAACTTTAGTTACAACTTTAATAATTATATCAGAATCAGTCCAGTCAACCCCAAGTTCTTTTTCTGAATCATACTGACCTTTAGGAAATGGCCACATAGATTTCTGTCCCTGAAAATCATATATAGGAGCATCTGAAAGTCTTGTATATACTTCATCATATAAACCATCTTCAAAAAGTTTCTTAGGTCTACGGGGTTGTCTTTCTTTCTTTTCAGAATCTTCTTTTAATGAATTATTACCAAACTCAAACAATATAGTTCCAATACCATCTTCAAGATATGTGTATATAGTAACACTTTCATCAGGTGATACATAGGTGTGGTATTCAGTATTCCTAAACCTATGACTTCTTAAAGCCCAACCTATATCACCAAGTGTTGATTTATCAGCTTGACCAAAAGTATATTCTCCAAAAGATTCTTCCTCAAACTCGTAAATTCCAAGTTCACTACTAATGATATCAAGCACTTCTTGAATTCGGCGTTGTTTATCATCTAATATCTTGGAATCATTTATTTCTTCGTGAGGAGCAGATTGCGATTTATTATCAAACTCTTCTTTAATAATTCTGTTAAATGCTTCATTTATATTATTTATATTCATCATTTGTATTAACTCCATTTGTTATTGAAAGACTAACTTTTTTAGTGCTTACTTTATGCATTTTGCCATCTTCGCCTTTTTTGAAATGATATATTTCAAAATTAAAATCACAATTTGCATCTTTATTGTTCTCAATTAAAATATGAGCCGCGCGCGCTGCATCAAGATTGCCATCAGGATAAGGTATAATCCAAATATCATTATTTTCGCGCTCGTGTTTATCAGAATGGTGTACTAAAAACTTATCAATATCTAATGTAGAATTTTGTAAAACATTATCATTAGCATAATTTGTATTATAGCGCCTAAGGTCTCTGTCGTTCTTTGTTAACACCTTATATTGCTGTTGTAAATCCTTAGGCGTAACAGGTATACTAAGCACTTCGATTTCAACATTATTTTTACATTTCTTATAGAAATTAAATAAATGTTTTTTAAGTTCTCTATTTAGTGCCTGCTTAGAAAAATCTTTTCCTGATGTAAAATACGCATTTAATTCTTGTGCATCTTTATTGGCATCGTTAGTTGAATAGAAATATATAATATCACTACTTCTATTTGGTTCGGAATCTGAATCGGCTACTTTGAAATACGTATTAGTATTATTATCCTTAAACCGTAATCCGACCCATTTCATCTCTAATAGTAAATTATCAACACTCTCTACAAGTTTGAATTTCATACTATTTTATGGAACCGCGAATCATTTTATTATTCTGAGTATATCTATAATTAAGACTTTCACAAACAACCTTTTTGTCATCTTGATGACCTCTGATTACAAAGGATTTCTTACCGTTTGAAAGTTGTTTATTTTCTCCAACAAGTTTCATTTTGCCTTCTTTATCCACAGAATGGCCTTCAAAAATAAACTGTGTAGATTTTTTATTACCAGAATTAAAGGTAATAACGCCTTCAACAATTATTTTATTATTATCTTTCTTAGAATATTTACATTCAAAGCACTTTACATTTCCATAAGTCTTTTTAAGATATCTTTCAGTTAAATCTCCAAAAGTATCAGTATCTATTTCGTCAATATCAACATCAACTTCTTCAGAATCTTCTTTCTGATTATCTATAATTTCATCCTTGACTTCTTCAGGAACTTCTTCAATAACTTCACAAGGTTCTTCACAGATAGATTCAGAAGTAACTGTTACTTTACCTTCTTCATCTTCTATAACTTCTATTTTATTATCATCTGTTTTAACAGCTATTTCGTCAATTCTTTCTCTTAAAGCCTTTTTATTTCTTTTAATTTGTTCTTTGATAAATTTTTTTGATGGTCTTTTAGATTCATTTAATTTTTCACCGTATTTACCAGCAATTACCTGATAGTCACCATATTTATCTTTAACAACCTGAAGCCCCGCTTCTTCAATATCTTTATTAGTCTTTTCTGATATTTTACCGTAACGCTTCATATCATAATCAACCCACTCTTGATATTTATCAAGGTCTTTACCTACAGAAGCATCTTCTTCTATAACTTCGGTTTCTTTAACTTCTTCTTTGTCTTCATAAGGAGCTATCTGGCCAATAACTACATAACCGTCTAAAGAATTACAATAAGGACACTCTTCATCTTTATTTACAATATCATCTTCTATTTTGATATCTTCTTTATCCTTAAATACTTTAGAATGGCAAGTATTACATTCAATAATTACTTTTCCTGTATAGTCCGTTTTAATTTCTTCTTCATCTTCTGCTTCATCATCAATAACAGAAAGAAGTTCATAAGCATCTTTATTAAGAAAATCTTCTGCTTCTTCTGCTCCTTTAGTATCAATATCAAAAGCTTCTTCGTTAATTATATTCATTGATTTGAAAGCTTCTGTTAAAAAGTCGTTATTCATTAGAATTTATTAAATCCTTTCTAATTATTAATCTATTCCATAAACAAGCTGTGAATTTGCTTGTAATGATTCTCTTATTGCATTTAGTTCTTCTGTACCTTCTGCAAGCATTGTTTCCCCATCCTGCGTCCATAAAGCATTTGATTGAGTATATCTGCTTCTTATTCTACCTAAAATAGTCTTAGCGAGAGCTACAGATAATCTCATTAAAATATCAATCCAATAATCTGATGTTACTTGGGATACATCATCAAATCTTGATATATAAGCAATAGTAACTTCGTTAGGAGTTCCATTTGCAATATTTATATACAATTTTTCTGATGGCTTATCATAATAATACGCTAAATCGGTAGATAAAGTATTCTGTATCTGATTCATAGTAGCATAGCTCATATAGTTCAAAGCATAATCATTAAAATTAAGCATTGTACCACCACCAGATAGCATTTGCCACTGCATTAAATACATAGGGTCAGAAGAATAATCAGTACTTCCATTTGCATTAGTTGTAGTGGCTAATGGAGAACTTCTATATACAGCAGTAACATCATTAACTTTCCAAGTAGATAAATCAATACAAGATTCATATTTAACTGTTTTTAATGCTACTGTATCTATATATCTTTGTACTTCTCTTAGCGCCGCGTCAACTATTTTATCTATTTGAGTGTCTTCAAGTTCAAGTTCTAAAACTCCGCCTGAAAGTTTGAATTTTATTTCTTCTCTATATGCTGTTAAATCCATTATTTACCTCTTATCTTTAGTTAGTATTACTGTACATCTAATATCAACTAAAGATTAGATGTTTTATATATCCAAGTTGATTGCCCACAATCATATATCTCAACAAAACCTGATTGAATCATCAATTCGTCATTGTTATAACCTTTACCAAAAGAAGTTCCGAATAGTTGGTCAAAACCTCTTTGTCTCAATAAGTTATCTGTTATATGCTGCTTTGTTTTATCATTGTACCAATGTCTTGATGGGTTTCCTGCAGATATTTTAGTAAAACCTAATTTAGAATAAACACTGCCCATAAATTTACTATTATCACAATAACTAATGATAGAATTAACATTATATTCCTGAATAAAGTGCTTGAATATCTTTTCTGCTCCACCTATAACATTGTAATGGGAACAGTATCTGATTAGTTCGTATTCATAATTTTTATTATAACGGGGTTTACCAAAGGTCATTAAAGATACAAGTTCATTATTAAAATACAAACCAATTCTTATTTTATCTTTTGCATAACCCTGTAAATGATACTTATTAAGATATTCTTTTGTTTCTTCTAAAGAAACTTCTTTGAGCATGCATTTACGAGCATATACTGTTTTCCTATTTTGCAAAAGCTTAATAACTTTATTTGAATCTTCCCAATCAAATATATGTAAACACTGATATCCAGATTCCTCAGCCAGTTTAGATTTATTATAATGATAATCTTTAGATGTAGGCTCTCCGAATATTCCCCAAGTAGAATTATGAGTAGCAAAAGGGTCTATTTCAATAAGTTTACTTCCTACCTTAAAATCATAACAGTAATTATGGATATTAAACTCTCTTTCATATTGAATATTTGCATTATCTAAAAGTTTCGCAAAAGTAAGATTCGGTTTTGAATTATTTTTACTATTACCTGCTCTGCATTCTTTTCTTAAGCAGAACCAATCAACACCATATCTTTCCTGATTAGTTTTATTAAGATTCGCTTTAACTTCAGGGCTTCGCATAGGGTTTGTGACTCCATAATGCTTAAGATATGTTTGCTCAGCTTTTAATCTATTGCTATAAGTACAATCATTATATCTTGAGAGTTTTGTTGCTTTGATTTTTTCTGTTATTGATTCTCTATTTCCATATCTTTGATTGATTGTATTCTTTATTTTTAGTTTTATACTTTCATTCTGCGTAGGGCTGCAAGTCCCATATCTTTTATAATTAGTTTGGGCTATTTTACCTTTAACATAAGTTGCTTTGAAAGCATTATCTACACCGTATCTATCTAAACAAGTCTTTTTAACTTTTTCTTGAATAGATTTATAATCCATTTTAGACATTACTTTTGTCTTTATTTCAGGATTATGCATCGGGTGGTCATAACCAAAGCTATTTATGTATGATTGTTTAATATTCTCGATATCCTTAAAAGGATTATCTACACCATATTTTTCTAAACAGGTTTCTTTTGCTTTATCTCTATTATTATAATTTGAATTCCCGTATCTCTCTAATTTAGTTTCTTTAACTAATTGAGCATTAAGAGAATTATCTTTAACTAAATTATAATACTTAATAAGTTTATTAAAATAATCATAGGGGATATTAAAATATGATAAAGTATCATCAACACAATGATTTTGTGTAATATAATAATTTTCTAAATCATTTTTAGATATATTGTCAATATAGTATTTTAGTTTATTCTCTCTACTTGTTTCTTTATTAGTCCAAGTTTTCTTAGCTATTTCAAAAGTTTGTTCTTTTGTTTTTACTAATGAATTCTTTTCTTTAATAAATCTAAATAAACCATGAGATAAATTAAAATATTTAATTACATCAGTATCGTTATGATTATAATAGTAATCTATAAATTCATTGATATTATTATTTTCAATAAAGATATTATATTTTTCAACTAATGTCATTATATACTCCTTAAAATAAGACACACTATCTCATATATAATTATACAATATCTACAATATAATATCAACTAAATAATTAAGGCTGGCTGACTAATTAAAATCAACCAGCCTTATAAAGCTTAAATTAAATAATTATATTTAATTATGCCTGAGTTTTAGTGGTAACGACCTGTTCATCTTTCTGGAAGTAAACATAACCGCCAGCAAGAACAGGAGAAACGAAAGTAGTATCTTCTTCACTCTCTTTACCAAGAAGTTTAGCATCATAAAGAGTGCTAAAGCCTTGATGAGTTCCACCATCAGGTCCTTGGAGAAGAGCAGTAGGTACAACAGGCATATAGGGAGCATAGACAGCTGCGGATACTTTATCCTGATTTACACCAAGAATGAAAGGAGTACCATTAGTTTTATCAGAAACAAACATAGGAGATACAAAGACCCTCATTCCGTTATACATACCACAAAGATAAGGTCCAGCAACTGCCTGAATAGAAGCGGGGACGAAGCCTTTAAGGAATGTGATTACAGGCATAATATCTGCACCAATAATCATGTAGTTAGGTCTAAATTTACCAGTCTTGTTATAGATTTTAGCAGCTGCAAGTTCAATTACTCTTGCAAAGCCTTCTGCCTGCTGGCTCATAGAAACACCGAGTGCAGGAGCAGCATTGAATTTAAGATTGTCAGTGTCGAACTCAGTTCCTGATTTGAGAAGATTTACGATTTCGCTATCGATTTCATAAGCAAGTTCACCAGTAGCTGTTTTTGCAAGGTCTTCTGCAAGGTCAAATCCATAATCGGTCTTAGCTTGGAAAGCCGCGAATTGTGAATAATGAATAGCAAGTCTACGAGCTTTTGCCTGAAGAGGTGTGCCTTTCATCTTACCAACTACAGTAGGAATCTTATCCTGAGGAATAATTACATTATCATAAGTATATCTTATCTTATCATACTTAGCCGCTGTTACAGTAGCGCCATCATCAAGTTCGTCCCAGGTTGTAGTACCAGTCTGACGAGCTTCAACTTTTCCATTTACAGGAGTCCAAGAAGCTTCGATTTTAGTGGCTGTAGCAGAAACTTCTTCAACAACAGCTTGACCAGAATAATTTACACGGTCATTGCCTTCAAAAGTACCTAAGCCAAAAAGTCCATTAAGAGTTTCACCGGCAGGAGTTTCACCTTTCTTGATACCGGTGGAATAATCCATGTAAGTAACATATCCAGACCAAGAAGTCATGGGGTGAACCATTACGATTTCAGGAGCGATAAGATTAGGAAGTGCAAGGTTAGTGAGGTTAAGAGCAAACTTCTTGTACATGTTAAGATTATTAGTACCTGCACCATCAGCTTGAGTAGCTGCAGCTTCACTATAAGATTCATTGAGGAATTTAGAAACATTGTTAAGACAAGCAGCAGTAACAAGTTTCATATTAGAAGACATTGCTTCACCATTGTGAGATTTAGTATAAAGAGATTCAGCAACTGCTATTCTCTTTTTATAAGCTTCAACGAGATTCATTAAAACTATTTTCCTTTCAAAATTTTTAATTATTATGTATCTATTCTAATCCAGCCATCTTTAATAGAAAATCATCAATTTCATCTGACCTATTCGCTGGAAGAATAGATTCTTTTGATTCAGTAATTTTAATATTTTGTTTACTGAAATTTATAGGTAATTTACTAATATTGATTTTATATTGCTGTAATTCATCACATACTTTATCAATATCATTTAGAGTATAACCTTCTGTTAATTTATTTTTAATTTCTTCAGGCTTTACTCCATTATTTGTTGCTTGTAGATTTATATATCTATTAACTGCGCCATTTGCAATTTTTTTATATTTCTCTACAAGTTGCTTTGCATCTTTTAATTTTGTTTGATATTCTGTATTTTTAATAGAAGAATCTTTCTTTAATGTCTCAAATTCTTCTTTAAGAATACCGTTTTCTTTAGAAGCATTTTCAAGTTTCTCCTCTAATGATGCTTTTAGAGTTGATACCTGAGATTCTAATAATTTAATATTAGTATCTTTTTCTTTCACATTACCTTTAACTACTTTTGCTTCTATTAAAGCAGTTCTGTTTCTTTCTCTTAAAGATTCAATTAGTTTAGCTTGGCTATCTATTTTAGAATCTTTATTTGATATCTCATTTGAAAGTTCGGATATCTTTTCATTTAACTTGGAAACATCACTAATCATTTCTGCAAGTTTTAAGTTTGCCCCCTGATATTTTTCAGATAAAACTCTATGTTCTTCATCTTTTGCATTGCAAACTGATATCTGAGCATTTAGTTGAGCAAGCTCTTCTTCAAGCTGTCTATTCTTACTTAATGCTTCTTGAAGATTTTTTACTATATCTACCTCGGCATTGTCGACTGTATCAATGGCTACTTCATCTTCTTCTTTTATATCATTCTCTTTATTTGAGGAATAATCAATTTTTAATTCATCTAATGTTTCAGTCATTATTGCTTTATCTTTTTCATTTGCACTTTCTAATAAAGTATTAAGACTTTCATTAAGTGATTTTTTATTTTCTAATGATTCAGTTATTAAATTTAATCTTGCATCTTCACAAGCAGGAATTATAACTAAATCAAATGCTTGGAAATCATAAGTATCTTCATCAACATCTTCTTCGCCAGTCATTAAGTTTTCTTTTACATCACCGGTGCCTCTTGAAGATATTCCGAGTTTATAGCCATAATCTGCTAAACATTTTGCAATTCTGCCATTAGGTGTATCAAGAATATCAAAAGTTGATTCTAATAATCCTTTGTCATTCTTAGTAGGTGGTTCAGGCATACATATTGCAATCTTCTCCATATCTGTTTCAGAACGGTCAGCAGGATGACCTAATTCACCAAGTATACCACCATTCTTAAACTGTTCAAGAACAATGGGATTTTTGAACACTTTATTCCAAAGACTTTCAGAATACTTTCTACCATTTCTTGTAGGTCTAACTACACTTGCTATAGGTCCAGAAAGTGTTCCAAGTACTCCTTTTCTATTCTCTTTTTTATATTGTAAGCTATCGTTCATTTAACCAATGACCCTTCACATAAATATCTGTATTTCTTTTCTTATATAATTTAGCAATTATTCTTTAATAAATTCGCAAGCTTTTATATCAGCTTTTATAAGTTTCAATATATTTATACAATTTTTTATATCATAATTCTTAAAATATAATGTTAATACTTTACTTATTTCTTCTGCCCTTGCGTGTCTTAGAAACATTGTTCTATCATTGCACTTATCTGCAAATAATAATATTTGGGTTAATAATGCTGATAATGTTGAAAGAACTTTATTTACATTTTCTGTTTCTTTAACTATATTTATATAAATATTTGATTTTTTATGATTATAAGATTTTCTTATTTTTTCATAAAATGCTGTTAAATCTAATTGTCTATTATCATTTATGAATTTAATTACTTCAAAATCTATTTTATTTTTGCTTAATGCTTTTTTAGTAATTTCAGTAGTATCTACACCTTGTTTTTCTAAATCATAAAGTAATAGTAATTCATCGTTTACGGTTAACATAAAATATATTCCTTTCCAATATTATTGGCTAAGTTTATTCGATATCATTGTCTGCAAAATCAATTCCTAAATCCGATGGTGATGGAAGATTATCTTCGCTTGAACTATTTTCCGCAGGTTCATCTATTGTAATGTCTTGGCTTGATGATATATCAATAGGTTCGTTGTTTGCTGAAGAGGAACTTCGAGGTGTAAGTCCTATTGGATTATCTTCATCAGATTCATCACTAATATCTATATCTGTAGAAATATCTTCATCAGATTCTTTTTTTTCAGCTTCTAATTTATCTATTTCATCTTGAATAACTTGAATGACTTCAGTATCAACAACAGTATTTGATAATAGTGATTTTAATATCTTTAATTTTGCTGCTTTGTCTTCTATTTCTGATGTTATATTCATTATATCAGATACTATTTGAACTTTAGAAGCCATATTATCTCTTCTATCAATTTCTTCTTGGGTAGTCGGAGAAACCATGTGCAGCTCAAATCTGTTTACAGCATTATCTAAATTTCTATCAAGAAGTATGAGATTTACAGCATCAGTAAGACATTGTAAAATGGTATTTTGAATTCTCTTTACTAATTTTGCAAAGCCACTTGATATAATTGCTAATGATTGACCACCATTAAAGCCCGCTCCGTCGTCTGTAAATCCAAAGTATGCTTTAGGTATTCTTAATGCACCAAAAAGTAAATTATTAAAATAATCTAAATCAGCAAGGCCTTTAACATCTACATCTCCACCTATTTGGCTTACAGTTATTGCTCCTTGTTCACCCCTAACAGGTAGATATATGTTATTTTCAACAGGTCCTGGATTAGTATATTCTTGTAAAGAATTATTAACACTGAGTGCTGATTTTTGTTCAATAAGAGATTTAATATTCATTAAATGAGGTTTAACAGCCTCTTTAGCCATATCTCCGACTTGAACATTTATTATTCTAACAATAGAAGATTTTGTTAATCTATTTAATAATATACTATTCTGTAAAAGAGTTAATTCACGCCAAATCTTAAATATGTTATATAATAAAGATTGACCCCTTTTTACAGTATATGTATATTTTTTATTACTATCAGTATTAGAAGTTATTGATACTTCTTCAGGCACCCTACTTGAATCATCCTCTAAAGCCGCATGGACAAAATCAGTAGCCCCAAATACATTGATATCATCTTTATTAAAACTATATCTATAATATGAGTTAATAAGAGAATTCTCTTTACTCATACTTGCAACATCTGCTTTAATATAACCATATGTTTTACCGAATTTTGATAATTCGAACATTTCAGCAGGATTGGGGCACATCTCAACATAACCTGTATAATGGTCATTTTGAGAATAAACATTTAACTTTATCGCTTCATCTATTTTATTCTTTGTTTGTGACTCATTAAGCTGTTTTATTTTCTTATCATCAAATATTCCATCTTTAACTTCTGATTCTCTATATAATTTAAGATAAACATCTCCATATTTACAAAGAGAATATACCCATTTATAAATATTTTTGTCTACCCTCATTGTTTGAAGAATAAAATCAACATTCTTTAATATGGAAGGGTCAGATGAATCTGCCCATACAATAACACCTGAATCATTATATTCTGTTACATACTCTGCATAAGTTGATAATGCTGCTGCTATAGTAGAATCATCACCCATATTATCGAGCATTTGATAAACTTGGTCTCTTGATTGGGCAATTTGAGTAAAACTCGATAAAGTAGACATATCAACAGAAGATTTTACAGCTGCTTCTATTGTAGTATCTATAAGTTCATTACTTGTATCTATACCTATATTCTTCTCTGGTTTAGGTATAGGCTTTACTCCTTTACCATATATAGAATCATCAGTAACAAAAATATCTTCTTTATTTATAGAATCCATTAGTTATTTCTCCAAAGTATATTACAATTATAATATACAATATTTTTACCTAAAAAACAATTATCCCGTTTAATACATCACAAGAAGCATAATCAGTAGGTTTACCCATACCAAAATCAAGAAATCGGTCATTATCATCTTGTTTCTGTTTTTTAGGAATTAAGTTATTATTCATTAACAATGTATTTGTTAATTCCTGTTCAAAAGAACTATTTATAAAGTTAATAGATTCATTATCTATATTACTATTATAAAATAAATCTAAATTTTCACCATAATCATAAGCAAATTGTTCAGCATGTTGAGAAGCACAATATATACTTCCGCACACAGCGTCCACACAGTCTTTACTGAAGTTGTCAGGGTGGTCGATATGTCCATCTGATTTTCGTTCAAGGCTAATTACCTCTTCGGTAAGTAAGTCGCATTTCCTAAATACTCTTAATCTTTTCTCATATATAACCGATTTGAAATATATATATGGCAAGCATTGTTTTGTTTGGGTATCTAATCTATCAACAGATAATGTTTCATAATTAAAACCATCTGCTATTAGCTGCTGTCTTACAGGACCTGCCATAAATGTATCTGAAGTAATTACTTTTATATTGAATCCCTGTTCTCTTAACCATCTGATAAATGTTCTATGTTTATCAAATGATATCTCTCTTCCTTTAGGGGCTTTAATACTTACAGCAAAAGCAGTTTGAAAATATAATTCTTTTGAAGCATCTTCGCCTTCAATTTTGGGTCTTTTACCAAGTACATAAGTACCTGCAATACCTGTTTTATCTCCTTTACCACCGCTACCCATTGACATGTCAAGATGTATAAATAAAGGTTTGGCCTTTAGATTACTTGATACTTTACTAATATCAAAATATTCTGAGTATTGAATATCATCGCCTGTACCAACTTCTATTATATCTTTAATAAAAGGATTAACATAATCATCTACTTTTACTTCATTCCATCTCATACCTGAAATATAACGCAAACCACTTGCTGCTGCTATACCTGCTATATCAGCTAATGAACCTTCAAGATTTTCTTGGAAGCCCTCATAATATGCTTCAGGAACTTTAAGCATTGAATAACCTTTTGCTCTATATTCCTCAATAAGTAAGTCAGGAGCATTTTTAGGTAATAATTCATTTGCTAAGAATTTATTTCCTACAGCAACATAAAACCATTTATCAGTTACTTTTCTACTGTCAACAACCCATTGAGGCTCATCTACTATTAAAGTTGTTTTTGATTCTGCTTTTCTTTTACCTTCAATATAATCCTCAAGGAATGACTGTTCGCTATTTTTAGATGATGCTATTATATTTAATGTTGGTAAATAATTTCCTCTTAAGAATCTTGATTTCATACGAGCATCAACTTGAGAAATAAGCTGTTTCTGCTTTTTCTTTAACTTCTCAGGGTCTGAAACTAAACCAAAGTTAACTTCATCAGTGAAATTTGCGAAAATACAACGACCTATTATTTGGTTATTACTTGACGCTGCTATAAGTTCAATATGCTTATCAGGGACATATTCAAAATTGGATATTCCATTCATCTTGCCATGATTCATAAACCAATCACTTGAAAGTATGAGCTGGTTTAATTTATCGAACGCAACTCCGCGAGCGTTTTCAAGTGTAATATTCATAAAAGATATACTTATTTTATCAATTGGTTGTAATCCATAATATAAATAAGGGTCTTTAAGACATAACAACCGATAAAGCATATATAATAAGCATATTACAGATACGAAAGATTTACCAATACCAATAGCACCTGTTAATACTATTGTATTATATTTTGTTGTAATATTATCTGGAAATATATCCTTTAGTACATTTTCCCAATAAGGAAATAGTGTAAATCTACCTTCAGGGTCATATAAACCATTTCCTAAATATTTTTTATCATGTAAAAATGTGCTTATATCAACAGGTATTTCATCAAAGTCTGAAAACTTTAACTCATTTAATTTTTCAGAGGAACCTTTATCAGACATTTCTTGCAATATCTGCATGGCTACTTTCATTTCTTCTTCTGAAAGTTTTATATTATTATCTAAAATGTTTTGCATTGCAAACTCACTTTTCTATTAACCGCGTTAAACTTTTATTACTGAAATTACTCCGGGTAACTCTTTATATTTAGCAATTATTTCATCCGAAACAGAGGTTCCGTATCCATAAACTGCTGATAATGTTATTATACAATTATTTAATGTACTTGACCATAAATATTGTAAAACAGTTTCAAATTCATCTATATCACTTGTTTTATTATCAACAATAAATATGTTACAATTATCAAATGTGCATCCTTTAAGGTTAGTGTATTTTGCAGAAATAGCATAGCCATAAGTAGTTTTATTACCTGCATCATTATAACCACCATTCCAAGCATATCCTATGCTTATACCCTTACCTACAAAATTAATAGGTTTACCCTGAGCATCTATGCCTTGAGATGTTCCTGCTTTTATATCCTTAAAAGTAGTATTTTCAAAGTTTCCCGCAAGTATATAATCTATTATTTTATTATCTGTTGTGAATATCTTACTATTAACAACATGGGTTTTAGTGCTGCCCCATATTCTACTGCCGGTAGCATAAGATGTAATTCTTGAATTTATAAAACTATTAGTATTCGTTATCATGCTAACTACGGTTGCTGAATTTAGTTTTTCAGGTACTATTAAATTACAATCTATATAATTAGGATAAAAATTACTTGAGGTTGTTGAAGGATACTCTATTGTATTTCCTGTAAATAGATAATATTCTTCCCTTCTGCTACCAGTAGTTTCTTTTCTGGTATTAGCATTTGTAATACCACCCCTGGTATTGTTCTCAATAATATTATTTCTCATAATCACTTTATTGAGGGTAAAATCGTTTAACTCTGATTCTATATCAACACCATATTGAGGGTCTGTTCCTAAGATACCATCAGATTCTCCTACTTGGTATATATGATTATTATAAGCAAAAGTATTATCTGTGTAACTTATATCTAAGCCATTTCTACGAACATTATGTATATTACAATTTTTTACAACAAACGCGTTTTTATTTTTTCTTTTTCTTGAGCCATTTATAAGATACAGACCATCAGCAGTAACATCTTGGGTTTCCATATTTTCAATTAAACAATAGGAATTTTCTGGAATAACAGTGCCGATAGGCACACCCCAATAGCTATTAACTAAATCTGTATTTGCAGGGTCATAATTATATACTATAATAGAATCTTGTGATGAATTTGTTGCGTAGAAATATCTAACCCTTTCAGATTCAGGTATATCTTTTGGATATTTGTCTGATAAAGTATCAGTTCCAGCATATCCATATACTGCAATTAAACAACCCCACCAAACAGCTTTATTATTTGTTTTCATATATGATTTAACATCATTTAGTGAGGTTAATGTTTTACCTATTTCTGAATCTAATATATAATCAGGAGCTAAGTTTCTAACATATATAGCCCCACCAAATTCATGACCGGGCTCACTTCTTATAACTCTTATTATCGTATCATCAGCAGGAGTATAAGCAGAACTAAATTTAATACCTGAAGCATAAGTTACTTTATTATCACGAACTATTAAATTATAACCATTTGACCAGTCACCGTTAAATCCAATATAAGGAATTATACTAAAATCTTCATCAGTTGATTTCTTCATATATACTTGTAGAAATCTTGTTTTAAGGTATTCTTCACCTTTAGTATTATTTGCTCCTGATGGGCCTGCTCCTGTAACAACATTTGTAATATAATCAGGCCACTCCTCTTGACTGAAATTATACTGTAATAACCCTGCATTGGTTTTTGTGCAGTCAGCACCTGTAAATTCTATTACCTTAGGCTCTTTTCTATAATCATGAAACTTTCTATCTCCAATAATATGGCCATTCTTTATAACTATATAAGGAACATCTTGCACCCTGAGCATATTATATCTAAATAATGATATATAATTTTCATCATTTTTATATTCTATTGTAGAATTATTAAAATCAATTACAATAGGAAATCTTGAACATATAAACATAGCATCATAAGACATAAACCCATAATGGGCTCCTATGGAACGCTGTTGTGTAATATAATTGGGGTCTACTTTTGGCTGAACAAGATAAGGCCTGTTTTCAGGAAACTTTAATGTTCCACCAGTTTTATTTATCGCTTCACAAGCATCTTGAACAGTTTGTGAATCACTTTTATATGTGCCATCCTGATTACATCTGAAAGATTCAACATTTACAATTATATCCGGAACTTCAGGGTAGCCATCGGGAAATGGACATTCAACCTCATTACCTTCAATGAGTTGTCCATTAACATACACAGCTTCACAAATTTTATTATTAAATTGTATCTGTTTACTATTTTCAAATATATTCATCTTTTATTGGCCCATATTTCAAAAGTTTCAGAAGAACCATCATCATAAGTAACATCTACTGCAACAATATTGTGAGATTGACTTAATAAGTTTTCTGTGGCAGTTGCTGATAAAAATTGTTTATTAGTGTAAATGCTGCCAGGATTATAATCTTCTACTTTATTGCTTTCACTTTCAGGAACATAACCCAAAGCATTTTGAATACTTGTTTTTGTTACAGATGAAAGACTTGCTAACCATTCTTCTTCTGTGCCGATAAAACCATTATCAACTGCTATTTGATAAGCAGATTCGCCTGCGGGTCCTACTAAATCTTTTGTTCTATTTTCAACATATTCTCTTGAAGCAACTTTATCTAAATTAACATTTACTGATATAGTGGAATCAATATTATCAACATCAACACTTGCTGTATCAGTATTTTTACCTTGATAAACTTGTTTTTCTACGAGCTTATTTAATTCACCATATAAAAAATCCATTTAAGTTGCTCCTACTATTCAATAATATAAAATAATTGTTTTGGTGTTATTGTATTTACTGTTGTATTAGATTTTAATTTTATCTGATAGTAATATTTACCTGGTTGAAGATAAATAGTATCTTCAGGATTAAATTTAACTATAATAACTCCATCTTTGTTTATATCTTCATAAGTATATTTTTTTCTTATTATTGCATTTTCAAATAATTGATTAGCTTCCATTACTCCTATATATATTTCATCATTAGTTGTAATGAAATATTTTTTAGGCTCTAATTTACTTCCTGCATTAATAAAAAGAGGAGCTTCAAATGTATCTCCTCTTGAAGCAGTTATAATGCCTTCAGGATTGATAGTAAACATTCTTTAACTCCTCATTCGAATATTACTTGTATATCAACTGTATATTTTCTATTTTCTGGTAGTGTTAAATCTAAATATAAAACATTATCTTCTATTACTAAACCTTGAATATAATCATCTGAAGAAACATAGTTTTGAGCTAAGCTACTTAGTCCATAATATTTATCTGTGCCATCATCAAAAGAAATAGTGTAATCAAGAACGTTATGTATATCTGATAATACTTCTATTAAAGGTAAAGTATCCTCTGAAGTATCTACATTAAATCTTTTTTTGATTGAGTATATAGGTAATTCAGTTTCAGGGTCAGTTAAATCTAATGAAACTTTTTCATCTATCTTTGAAGTATAGATTTTATTAAATGCTGTATCAGTAATATTACCTTTAGCATAAGCATTTAATTTTGCTCTTAAAATAATATCCATTACTTAAGTCCTTTTATTTAACCACTAAAAGACATTCTTTATCTTTTATTATAGGTAAGTTAATACATTGAGCAGCATCTATTGCTGTTATAGTACAATAATAATTACCTTTAACTAATTTATCAGATAATTCTTTATTTATATTTAGATTTATTGTAATGTTTCCATCGAATAATTCTTCATATACTATTTCATATCTAAAATTATATAATCTAACTCTTAACTGTTTTCCCTGTAAATAATCTTTTGCTGAGAAATAAACTTTCTTAAATCCATTTTCAGGATAAGTAAATTTGCTATCTAAAACCCAATTAAACTGAATATCGTCTTCTATACTTATAAGTGTCCAAGATTTCAAATCAATAATATTATATGCTTTTTGATTTAATTCACCAGGAACAGAGCTGTTAGGTTCTTCGCCAGAAACATTATAAATAATGGAATTATTATCAACAGTAATTAACCCATCTATATTAAATTGTAAATTTACAGTATCACCATAGTACCAAAAATATCCAATTTGATTTCCATCTATATCATACTCCTCATAAGGAGATGTTGTAGTATATTTATTTATATCTAAATCATTTAGATTATTTGGTATATAGTTTTTTGATAGATTATTATAATTATCAAATAATCCCATTATTAAACCTCATTATTATTTTAAGAAATTCTTTGCACAATATACTATTTGCCCATTATCTAATTTAGCAGAAACACAAGTATAACTGCCAAGTTTCTTCTCAGAACCTTTAATTACATTTATCTTTTTGTTATATGGGAATAAACCTAAAATAGTTTTTGAATTCCATCTAACATTACTATTATGATAATATACACCTATTCTACTATTAACAGTCATTACTGTAATGTTACTTACAGGCTGAGTTGTAGTAGGAGTTGAAGGCGTAGCAGTATTTGTAACTTTCGTAATTGAAGAAGCATCCATCCAACCTAAATCACCTGCAGTGTTATAAGGGTGTTTTGCAGATGTTAATTTTCTTGTAATCTTTGTTCTCTTATTTGTAGCAGTACCTGTTGCTTTAGTAGCATTAGCATTTGGATAAAGTGGACCGTTAATTATAACATCATCGCCAATGTTAAAGTCAGTAGTAGGTGTAGGAACAGGAGTTACAGGGTCTTTTACATACTCTATATCTGCTTGTTCAAAATAATTTGTCCACTGTTTATCTTTACGAGCTTTAAGCTTTGTTTTAACACAGCCGTCGCCATTGCTACCTAAAGTACATTCAATGACTTCGCCCTTACCAATATATACTCCAACATGTCCTTTCATATAAACAATAAGACCTGGAGTTTCAGGCATATCTGCAATTTTACCTTTTACTTTGGCTGCGGCGTACATACCTTCTGTACCTTTATCTTGTGCGGAATTATATTTAATAGCATGTGCTCCGCCGTCAGTCCAAAGAAACCATTTAATTAAACCTACGCAATCACAACCATAATAGTTTTTACCTATATAACTACGAAGTAATGATTGTCTTGCTGCTGAATAATATGCTGGATATTGTCTTACTTTTTGCTGAATGAGAGATTCAGTGATAAGATTACCAAATGTACCCCACATATAAGCAGTTTTATAATTTAATCTACTTTTTGCAAATTCAACTAATTCTTTATTTGTCATTTATATTTCACCTTACCTTGTTACATAAGATTCATTTTTTGACATATTATTTATTTTACAATAATAATAATTATTATCTTTTTTAATTTGTGCTATTGTGTATTTAATATTTGTTTTTGGGTCTACAACTATTTTATCGGTACCGCTTTTTATATTTATTTCATCGCCCACATAAATCATTCCAGCAGATGTTGTATTAAATATATTTGCTGACTGGTAATATAATATACCTGGTTTAATAGATACTTTATAAGTAATAATAGTATTATCTATTATAGAAGTATTATTATTTGCATTTGATTGACTTAATTTTGTCTTAGTATCAAATGTATTACCTAATGTTGCTTCGTAAGTACCTTTTTCAAAAGTTACAGTACCATTACACCATTTAACAGGTGTATTACCTTTTATATTTCCTATAATTTGGTCGGGGTTATAAGTATCATCAGTTGAGTTATCGACTGATGACGGTAATTTTATTTCTGTATAACCACTAAACTCTTTCGGTAAATATATAAAACCTAAAAATGGTAATGCTCCACTATTGCTTTTGTAATAAGGTTTTAATGCAGTACCTGAATTTTTTCTTTCTGTATATTCAAAACCTTTAGGGATAACATAAACAGTCTGTTGCTTTTTGCTATCCCATACTGGATAAGGAAAAGGGTAATTCGATTGAGACAACCATATTGTGCCATCTGCTAGAACTTGCTCTACGATAGCTACGTGGCCATAATCTTTACTACCTTTACCCCAAACCATAACAGCGCCAGGCTTTGGAAAATATCCAGTTTTATAAATTGATTTACCTGTTATACTATTCTGTATATCTCGCATCCAATTTTGGGCGTCACTCGTAGGTAAACTATGAGAGCAACCTAATAATTCTCTCCATCTGCCCCAGCAGTACCCTGTACAGTTTGGTAAACAACTACCAGCACCTACTTGAATAGGTGCTCCACTACCCCCGTCAGTTGTTGCTTTTGTGTTTACAACAATGCATTTATTAAAACCACCATAAGCAGTATTTATATAATTTTTATCATTTGGTAGTGGGGCTGTACTTCTTGGAGTATATTTAGGCAAATCAGCTTGCCCGAAAATATTATTTGTAGCAAGCATTTATTAACACCTTTATTCTGCGTTGCTATCTTCGTCTACATTTCCAGATTCTTCTGGAAGTTCATCTTCACTATTGACATGTTTCTTAAATACATCATTAGCTTCACCTACAGCAGCTTCAAGTAACATTCTAATCTCAAGTTCTGTTACTGTAATACCTTTTTCTGCAAGCATTTCAGTCATAGATGTAATTGCAAGATTAAGTTTTTCTTCTCCGCCCAATTCTTTATACATCTGCTCAACTGCTGCAACTACTGTTTTTGCTATAGTCTTTTTTGTTTTATCATTAACATATTTTTTAAGTAATGATTTTACACCTAATGCTACTGCTGAACCGATAGCACATACAATAGCATATAAGATTGTCATTCCATATTGGTTAATAAAATCAATTAAAAAACTTTCTGCCATATTATATAGCACCTCTTCCATCTTTAATATCTATCTATATTTAATATACAATTTTCTTATTTATTTTTGTTTACAATTCTATTCCATTTATCATGAATATAACTATTCTGATGAAGTTCATTTGTATAATGGTCATATAAATAATGATATAACTGCCATTCTTCTTCATCTATTTTATCAGAATCATATTCTACTTTGTTTAGAAATGTATTAAGCCTCACTTTACAATCTAATATGTCTTTTGTAACCATTTCGGCTTTAATGTCATCTATTTTCTTATTTATTCCTTTTAAGCTTCTTGATACGCATACTGCTATTATTCCACCTATTGCAGTTACCGAGCCTATAACAGTTGCTATTAAACTTAAAAAATCACTTATATTTTGAATCATTTAGCAAATACCTCCTTTCTGAATTATTTTAAGGTATTTGCTTATTCTTCAGTTCTTTCTATGTCTTCTTCTATATAAAGCTTCTTTGCTTGAGCTAAAGTTTCTATTTGAGAACCAGGAAATATTACTGTTGAATATAAAGGTTTATGTTCTTCTTCAATTATATTTCCTGCTTCATCATAAACAGGAGCAGTATAAACATCAGTTATTTCTCTTATATGTTTACCCTTACTTGCTAAAAGTAATCTTGGTGAAGTATATGTTAATAATTGCATAAGTTAATATCTCCTGTTTTAATCTTCTATTATTCTAACGGTCCAGCCTTTTGCTGTTGCATTCGCTACTGCTTGAGTATATTCTGCACTTGTAAAATTATCAGTTGCTAAGTTTATAAAATAAACCTGCTGAACATTGCAACCTTTTGTTTTTATATCATATAAATTATTAAGAACATTTATAGCTGACTGTTCTGTAAGTGTTTCTAAATATCGCAGGTCTAATCTATAATTTGCATAATTTGCTATCGCTGTTGTTAAATATGCTTTACCTAAATTTGGAAAACCTGCTAATTCAGTTTTAACTTCAGGTGAAGTTGATTGAAACATTTTGTTTATTGATGTTGCAGATGACATATCTATAGAGCCTATAGTTAAACCTGTTGCAGTGTAAATACCTAAAAAAGCACAGTCAAATGATGTACACTGTGACATATTATAATCAGGTATTATTCCTAAATTTTCACAGGAACTAGCAAAGTAGTTAGCTGAAGTTATTTGTGAATCATTTGTGATTGAAGGTAATTTATATATTCTTTTCATTCCTTCAAATAAATGGTTTCTATCTCCGGCTACTACTGATATTGTATCTGGTAATTGTGTTATAAATGTTGATATGTTATATGATCCATTACTTTCTAAATTCGTATCAAGCATTTTAACATTATAATCAGAAACAACATTTACATTTGCAGAAGCATAATTAGTAACATCAACAGTTCCATTAGTTGTAATATCTATTATTCCTGTAGGTGTAATTCCTGTTTCTATATTTGCTGCTTGTGTAGCATATTCAGCAAAAGGTGTAGAATCTGTAATAGTACAACCTTTACGATTTAATGCTGTTTTAAGTGCTGCTTTTGTATCTATTATTTTTTGTAATCTATCAGCAGTCGTTTTTGCTAATGTATTTCCCCTAAATACTTGAAAATTTGAAATACTACTTGTAGTTATTAAACTATCATCTGCAAGACTACTATTACTTGAATTTGGATAACAATTAAATCTTACATATTTAACTTGAGACCAATCTTGAGGAATTAAAGATTCAGGAGTACTTCCTGAATAAGATGCACTTGTAGGGTCAACTGCAAAAATTGTACCATCAGTACTATTTGTATAATTACAAGAAGGAGTTAATCCATCATTAGTTAATGCCGTTAGTCCTAATAATGTTTTATCCTCACTATAAAATGCGAAGAATGTATTTTGTCCCCCTAATGCTTTACTTGTTACATCTTCAAACATATAACGCATAAAACAATAGAAAGGATTGCTATATCCGGTAACGGTTAAATATAATCCATTGGTAGTTTGACTTAACGCTGAATAATCATATGGAATTAAATTTGATATAAATTGACCTTTGGCGAGATTATTTTGTGCAGTTGCATAACTATAAAATGCAGAATCGGCAATATCTGAACCTACATTTAATAAATAATTTAATCCTGCACCTTCTGTATTAAGTGCTAAGTTATCACCTGAAAATAAAGTTGATAAATTTATTAGATTTTCAGCCATTATCAATCTCCATTTATACTATCTAATATAGTATCTATATTCCCTATTTTATCATCTACATAAGTTTTTACAGCATTGGGTGTCGCAAGTTTATTATCTGACGTCGTTATAGTAGATGATTTCCAATACTCTTTCCATTCAATTAAACCTTTTTGTGATAATACATAAGGTGTTGATGAAGTATCAAATTGAGTTAAATAGACATTTTTAACATTACCTAAACTTAAATAATTTGATAAAACTTGAATTATTTGCTCATTAAAATATGTTGCCAAAGAATTCATTGCTATTCCATCAAAGTAATGAATATTGTCTTTAGTGGGGTCATAAGATTCATCTTCTTGTAGTTCAAATATGTCCTTTGAACTCTTATTAGCAACATTTTCAAATTTACCAATAGTAGTAATTGTTTGACCTACTAAATAGTACATTTCAAAACAATTACCATTTGAAGTATTAGGTTCTACTATAAGTAATGTTCCACTTGCTAAGTCTTTAACATCATCAGTAGTTGGTGTAGAATTGAAAAAAGCAATGCCATGAGAATAGGAGATATCACCTATAAAGAATGAATTTGTATCACTGCAAAAATAACAAGTATCAGAATTCTTTTCTGTCAATGCTTTATAGTTTGCAAGCGTTGTTGAAACAAATTTAACTGGATTATTTGCAGTTGGCATTATAAGTGATATCTCCTTATTAAAATTTACTAATTAGTTATTAAAGAGTTCCCCAAACAAGGGCTGAATTAGTAAGTTCAGTTTTTGTCGCGTAGGTTTCAGTAATCACATTACCTGCGGCGTCTTGAGTTGCTTTTGTTGCTGAATCAGAAGCAGTGGCATGAGCAGCTTCATCAGAATTCTTAACATCGAGAGTAACAGATACATTTTCAGAACCATCGAAGTCAACAGAACCCGTAGCGTCATTACCTGCAAAAGTAATTGTTCTTGCAGTTGTTAATTTTCCGGCACTTGCAACTACTTTATCAGCATCAGCAGTATTGTCAACATTTCCAAGTCCTACATCTGCTTTAGTAAGAGTTTTATTTACCCATTTAGAAGTAGTTCCATCATAAACAAGAGAGTTACCTGCTGCTGCATTAGCAATGTCAGTATCAGTAAGACCTTCTAATGAACTTGGCCCGACATCGATAGTGATGTCTTTAGAACCATCAAAGTCAACACCGTTAATCTTAACGCCTGTTTTAAGTTTATCAGCAGTTCCTGCATTACCTGTAATATCGGTAATAGTTACATTTCCAGAAAGTTCTTGACCATTAACGGTAATTGTTTTATCAACTTTAAGAGCAAGGCCATCAGTTACTTCTTGTTTGGTTGCTAAATCGGAAGTATCTACTTCACCGAATTTACCTGCCATTTCATAAGCAGTTCCAGTCCAGAAGTATTCAATGAAAGCATTATCAGTTGAAGCGTCATCATTAACTACAAGATAGAATACACCTTTAGTTCCTTCAGGATGTGCTGTTTTAAGTGCTGCAAGAGTTGTATATCCGGCACCACCATTAGAATCAACATCAAAAGAAGTTATTTTTCCTACTGCTGCAGTAATTGCATCAGCAACTGCTTTTGTGGTAGGTAATGTATCGTTATCACCTGATGTGAAAGAAGTGGATATAATTCCAGTTGCAAAATTACTTAATTGAATAGCACCATCAGCAATTTCAGTAGCTTCTCCGCCACCTACCTGAATAACAATGGAACCAGATTTAACCCACATTGTGGTTTTGCCATCAACAGTTGCTACATAAAGCATACCTTCAACAGTATTGTCTGCTGTTGGAATAGCTGTTACGAAAGTAACATTAAGATTAGTTTTATCAGCTAAGAGTGTATCACCTTTATAGATTCTCTGAGTATCTGTAATACAATATAATGTATTAGTATCTTTGCTCTGTAAAGCATCAAATTTCTGCTGTAAGCCATAACTAAAAAGAATTTTTTCTGCCATTTTAGACTCCTTAAATATTATTATAATTTATTCCAATTCAAACTTGCATCAACAGTACTTGATATTGCTGATTTAACGGCTTCATCATTTTCTATCTTATCAACAAGTTCTTCTGAAAGATTATCTTCAGCAATATATCCTCTATCATTTATAGCATTTATTTCATTGATAGAAGCTTCTATTCCATCTTCTATTCGATTCATATTTTCGGCTGTGATTTTTGTTTTTCTGTTCAGCCAAATGAGTTTATTAAATTTTAACATTTATCACAGGCCTCTCATATATTTGTGTAGTCAATATTCTACAATCATATATACAATATTTTTATCAGGATAGTAGTAATATTCTACCCCCACATTTCCATAACTTCCAGATAAAGAATGAGATAAATTAGGAAGCATTATAACATCATCAATAGTTAAACCAACATCAGAAAGTGAATCTATTGCTTTTGGTGTTATAACATGATTCTGTACATCTGCTTCTATTTCATCTATTATTTTTAATTCTTTATCTTTTTCTGATATGACATATTCATCCCAAGAAATATTTTCTTCATTTATTTCATCAACAATATCTATATATCTCTTAGCATCTGATTCATCATCGAAATAAAGAAAAACTTTATCATTAAATTGTTCTTTTATAAAAGGTGTTATTCCGACAAAATCACATTTCTCTAAATCATATCGGTTCATTTTAGTTATCTGATTAGAATCGCCTTTATACCAATTAGGGTCATAAGAAGTATCTGTAACAATAACTTGAATATTAGCAGAACCTAATTGATTTTGAATATATGAAAACATTTTTTCTTGTCTATCAATTTCTTCAGCATCTGAAGCACTATTGATAGAGTCTTCTCTTATACTATCTAAATCAGTTAAAATGTAATCATTTGAAGAATAACTAAAAGCTTCTTTGATATCTTCCCTTTTAATTAATTCAAGCTTTATGCGAGGTTGGTCTTTATTGATATCTAAATAATTATCGGTATTAGAAAAATCAATTTCATAAGTGTCATAAGTATCTATTTCACCATCGGTATTACCCTCAATATTAGAAGTTGATAAAATAGTAAAGCCGCCACCTAAGTACAATCTTCCAGAAGCAATTATTGAAGAATAATTTTCAAAATCTCTTGGATACTCGTCTAAATCTTGAATACACTCATATATTTTATCGGAATTATTAGATAATTTTTCTACAATAAAATCTTTTGCTTCATCACTAAAACGAGAAGGGTTTATTTCTGTGAGAACAACAATTTCTTTCAATAGCTGCTCTGTTAATTCAGTTTCTTTATCAACAAGTGCTTCAATGGGATGTTTATCAAAATCTAAAAATCCCTTAAATGATGTTCCTATACCTTCATCATAATCTTCATAAGGGTCATCAAAATAACTTTCGTCTAACTGCATGAGACCTTCTTCAGACCCTTTTTCAATATCTTGAGTATTAGGGGATATCTTTTTAAGGCATTCTTGTAATTGACCTATATGTTTATTTTCTTCAGAAAGAATATCATTGATGACATTTATCATATCACTATAATCATTATTTGTATCTTCTGCTTCTGCTCTTAATGTTTCTACAATACTGTTATAAAGATTTATAGTATCCCACTCACCGTTTATAGCAGAAATAAGCATATTTGATATTCCGGTTTCCGATGAAGTTTCGGGTCCTGTTAAAACTTTTTCTTCCATATTATTCCTCTATAGGTAGCCAAATACCTAAATTATCACATAAGTCATAAAGGTTGGATAACTGATAATTAACGGTCTCTTCAATTTCATCGTCATCCATGGCTGATATTTCAATTGTATCAAGACAATCATCAATTTCATCTATATAATCCCATAATTCTTCTTCAGAAATAATGTCTTCAGGAACTATTTCATCTATATGTTCATAAATATTTTTAATAAACTTTAATATTAGTGAACTATCTTCACTTTCAATAGCGTCTCTTAAACCTAATGCGGTGTCTTTATCTATCTCATAATTCCACGTCATCGTTACTCAACCTCGTTATTATATTTCCAAACTATGTCTTCCATAAGAGTAAGAAGCTCTAAAGGATTATTAACTGTTTCAGCATCTTTTGTTTCCGGATTTACTGCTGTTATTGAGTCAGTATCACCTGAAAGTTTTAGTATAAATTTAACATCTTCAGTATTGAATATTAGAGTAGCTTCATCTTTATGTTCTTCAGAAGGCTTAATTTCAATATCTCTTAAAATACCTATATCTTCAGTTCCTTCATCGAAATTATCTAAGAGGTCTTCTACTAAAGCTGACCAGCTTATATTTCCATAAAAATTTTCATCGAGTGTTAATTTATCTTCTTTGACTTCTTCAAATAAATCTTCACTTAAATAAGCTTTTTTAAGATTTGTATCTTTTATTGGTTTCGGTTCTTCAGGTATTTTTCTGTTGAGAAACATTCTTGGCAATTCAGTATCGCCTAAACCTGCTTCTTCAAATGCTTTCTTTTGCTCTTCTTTTATTTTTTCACCAGCAGCAATAGCATCAGCATCTGCTACAGGAATAGTAGCTTCTACAGGCATTGTTTCTTTTATCTTTTTATCAAGTGCTTCTAAAATACTTTCTCTCATCTCATTACTCCTTATAAATCTTCAGGAATGATTTCATCATTATAAACAGGTCCATCACTGAAATCATCAGTAAATTCTATTGGATATTCTTTAACAGGGTGTTTATCTACCCAATCTTCCCACTCAGTATCTTGATAAACTTCCTGTTTAACTTCATCACAAAGAGGACAATAATAATGCCCATCTTCAAATTCTAATTCAGCATCGCAATTAGGGCAAAGTTTTTCTACACTTTCTTCTAACTTTGTAGGTTGATATTCCCAATAACTGTCAAAGTCATCAAAGTTATCAATTTCAGGTTCTGCTTCTTCTCTTACTGTATAAAGAACTTCAATAGAATGATTCGTCTGGTCTAAAATATCATATTCTTGACCTATTGCATCTATTAGGCCAAGTAAATCATCATCTGGTTCATTGTAGAATTTAATATCTACTGTATCAGCAGTAGAAGATACTATGTCAAATTGATATCCTCTAAACCAATCATAGATAACTTCTAAAAAATTAGTAATTAATTCATTAGTCATTTTGTTTATTCCTTCATTTTTATTTAGGTAAATTTTATTAATAATTTCAATATCATCATTATGGAGGTGTCCTATGTACTTAGATAAATCTCTGGTATTTAAGTTTATAGTTTTAGAAAATCTAATTGTAGATGGTTTTCGTAATCCGGCCTCTTTATATTTATGTATTCTATAATCTTTTGAATCCCTAACTGAGTGTGTTGTTATTTTTGCAACTCTATTATTCTTAAGTATAATTACAGGTCGTATTTTTGATTGATTGGAATCTTCAAATTTGAATCTGTACGAATAAATATCAAAAATTTTCATTATTCAAGCCAATCCCAATCTGCATCATCATCATCGTCAAACTCTTTTGGAAGTATTGGAGTTCCATCTTCATCTCTTTCAGGAGTGTATACTTCTAAAAGTACACCATTAAAATCTTCAAAAATAATATTTTTCTTATCTTTCATTCTGTTTTCACCTTTTCTTAATATAATTTAGCATGCTTGCTATTATAATTTAATTATAATATAAATTTTATGCAAAATCAACTAAATCAAATTTTGAATTATATCCATATCCCTATAATAGCCTTTATATTTGAGAAACAGTTCTTTATATTCTTCTTCTGAAACAAACTTATCTAATTCTTCTAAGAGAATATACTTTCCAGGCGATTTTACAAAATCAAGCATATCTAAATAATCATAATCAGAAAAAGTATCTTGACAAACTGCTAATGCTCTATCTGTTTTGATAATTAGATATTTTATTTCACCCATAGTTTTAGTATGTTTGCAAGAGTAATTATAAAACTTTAATTCTGAATAATTATTCAGTTTTTGCATAATCATCACCTTGTTTATAAAAATATTATTCTTCAAGTATAATATACAGTTTTATTTTATCTTTTTGATGTAATTTATCCTATGAATTTTTGAAAAATAATAATAATTTTAATAATAATTATTTCAAACATATATTTCTCATTAAAAATTTCATATCAAATTAAGCGTTTTGAAGACTAAGTAGTTAAATTATATTACTAAAAATAAAAATGTCTTCTACATATCAAATTTTGTTTAATATAGATATTGCTAAAAATAAATAACTCTGCTTACAAAATAAGTTTGTATACCGGCTACAGAATAAGTATATTTAGTTTTAATTTTCTAAAATATCATAGTTGAATAATTTACTTTATAATCAAATAAACCAAAAATTCGTATATAATAATATATATAATATATTTATATATTATATTATTATTATATTAATTATTATATATATTATATATTATTATATTAATTAAAGCTTTATAAAAGCTTATATTAATTAATTAAACGCTTTATAAGCGTTATATATAATAAATAAGAGCTTTATAAAAGCTCTATTAATAAGCTTATATATTAAACGCTATAATAGCGTTATATTAATAAAGCTTTATATTAAAAGCTTAATAAGCTTTATATAAGAGCTATAAGAGATTTTAGTTTTGCTTAAATTATCACACTTATTTTTGTAGCCAATTTATCGTAATAAAGTGTTAAAGTGAAAAGTAAGTATTTTAGTTAATTTTTGATATATTACTCTACCACCTTTGAAAACAGCTAATCTCACATTGAATTTGGTATCTTCTCGGTATGGATAATATATGGCAGGTTAATTTATATTACTTTACTTTGAAAACTTCTGTCTTGATATAAAATTCAAGGTCAAGTATTTCTTAGCAGATATTATATTCTTTTAGCATAAAAAGTATGCTTATTTTGTAAATTTAAGATAAAAGCATCTCATACACATATCTATGAAGCAAAATTTCATATCTATTTGCTTCGGAAAGTAGTGCAGTAGTATAAATTTATGGTCAAAAATGAAACGCTCTAAAATCTATCAAATTTTGCACGAGAATGCGTGTTTTGAAATGCTTATATTTTTGTCATATCTTCTGAAGTATATTTTTCAATAGCATTTTTAGTTAATTTACTGCAGTGCTTAACAGTAAAAATACTGAATTTTATGAAATTACAAATTCACCCATTGATACATATACCTCTGATTAAAAATTTGATAGCTTCTCGTTATGGAATTATATGGGTTGGTTAATTTATATAGCCAAAAATAAAACTTTCATCTTGGTATCAAATTCGGCATGAGAACAGGTGATTTGAAACCTATTGATTTTTTACTATAATCCAATATAGCACTAAAACATAAAAAAATAAATCTACCTACTAAATTCTTTTGTAGAAAATAATAGATAGATTTTTCTGTATATTTATTCAGTTTTATGAATAATTATTCATTTTTGATTTATTAGTAAAATGTAAATTCTAAATTTTTTCTTAAACTTTTATTAAGAAAGTCTAAAATTTTTCTAAACTTTTTATTAAATTAGTGTGCTTTTACATCACATTCATGTAATTGTTCAAGAGCCACTCTCATAAAATTAGGAAGATTTTTAACATATTTAGAATTATTATATAATTCCATGTGATTATTTATTAACCAAGCAACAAATAATTCTTTATCAAATTCTTTCTTAGTTGTAAATTCATTCTGTATAAATATATTTGATAAATAAATATATGCACCTACATTTTGATGGTCATAATAATGTGCTTCTTCAGATACTTCACCTTTTCTATTTATAAATGTTTTGCAATAAGGCTTACCAATGTCGTGATATAATGCAACTTCAGATATAATTGCATCAAAATTCTTCTTTAAGGCATAACTTCCTGCTTCAATACAATGGTCATAAATAGATAATCTATGATATCTATTATCATGAGGTATTTTCATGTTATTCATAACTGATTTCCAATCATTGCTATCAGCATTATTTTCTACTTTTATAATAGTAAAACCCTCATCATAATAAGGGACTTGGAATCTTCTGACCATTTTATCGATTACGTCAGAACCCACTTTTGTCAAACCATCTCTTTGACTATCTCTTTCAATACATTCTTCTATTTTAGGAGCAAATACAATAGCAATAACTTCACAATATTTAGGAAGTCTTTCAATAATCATTCTTCTTGATTTTCTTGTTAAATTAGTAGCATCATATAAAACATCATTTCCATTATTCAATGCTTTTAATGCTTCATCAGACATCAACTTAAATACAAAATTAGTTTCATCTTTTGTGTATTTAGGATTATTATTAGTAATAGCCATTCTGATTTCATCACTGCTAAGATGAATACTATTTGGATTTTCGGCTTTATATGCTTTACAATAATTAGTTTTGCCACAACCTGGAATTCCTACAGGCATTATAAATTTAGGCCTTGATATAATCATATTTATCTCCTAATGGACTTTTATTCAATCGTTCACAAAAAGCATCCGCTTCCTCGAAAGTTTCAAAACAATCTAATCTATGAAATCTCACTATAGAATTTGTTGGTATAGGTTCACTTATATAATCTGAATATAATATTTTAAGGAAATATATAGCGGTTACACTTTCTATTGGAAATTTGAAATACATAATTTCATGGTCAATGTATGCAAGTTTAACTCTAATCGGAACATATTTTTTAATAGGTTGTTTTAATACAAAACTAGCTTCTGAGTTAGTTTGATAAATTTGAAAAGGTATAAAATAATATTCTCTAATTTGATTCATTTCAATAATATAGTTACCTACTTAAGGAATTTCATTATATTCTAGGCATTTACAATATGCTTTTATGTAATCCTCGAAGCAGTCATTGGATTCAAATACATAAGTAAAATCTTCTACTATAGTCCCGAGTGAAATATCTGAATACATATTTTTAACCTTATAGATATATTGAATACTATCCTTAGGAAATTTAACACAAATATACTTATCACTTTTTGCTATTATTATTGCCCTAAAAGGAAATTTTACATACTTAGACTTATCTGAAATACCTTTAAGACTTGGTTTATTATTACTAAATCTAAGGCAAACATAACAATACTTACTCTTTTTAATGCTTTTATTATCTTCTGCTTTATCGAGAGCCTTGTTTATTTTATTCATATATTTTCCTGTATTGCCATAAATCTTTTTAAGATAGCACATAGCGACACCTGTTTCTTTATTAAAAGTATCTTCTTTATCACATACAACACTTGTTTTAGTATTATCATTCCACCAAATAACAGTTGTTTTATCTGCATAGAATTTTACTTTTACGGGTTCAAGTTTATTTATATCCATATTCATTTCATTACTCTTTTCCATATCTTTAGCATTCTTATTCTCTCTAATATTACCATAAGAATCAATTGTATATTTCTTCTTCTGAAAGTTCATATTAGACCTATCGGGTTTATAGTTAAAATATCCAGAGCTTTTTGTCACCTCAATCCAGCGACCCTCATCAAAATACCATTTATCCATATATTTCACCTTTCGTAATCAAAATGTTTACATAGCCAAAATTGACAAGAATAATCACAAGGATTATTTATAATTTCTTTAATACCTTCTTCACAATGAGGCTCATCAAAGAATTTACAAGTATTACAATTACCTCTAAAATATTTGCATATTTTAAGTTTTGCCTTTGTTGAAGTAAATAAATCTGCTCCTTTATTAAAGCAAATATCAAAACCACAACAATCTATACACTCATATTCTTTCTTAAGTTTTCTAAATTCTTTTCTTGTTTTATAATATTTATCTTTCATAATTTTATTTCCTTAAAAAATATCATTCAATAATATCTTTATAATCGCTCATTATTTCAAGCAACTTATAAATATTATCATATTCTTCTTTATTTATAAGTTCATAGATTTTATTTGTTAGTTTCTCTTTAATATTCTTAGGAATATTAGATTCGGGTTTTTCTTCTTTAATCCATATAGTTATTGGTGGTCCATCTTTACAAACAATTTCTAAATGGTCATTAAACTCTTCAATAAAATCTATATGACTATCAGAACTACATATAAATATAGTACTTTTACAATTATCACTTGCATAATTATATTTTTCTAAATAAGAGCTTGTAAGGTCTGTGACTAACTTAAAAGCTTCTACCCTATCATTAGCCATGATTGCCATAATTAATACTTCCTTTCTTTCATTTCTATATACGGTATATCATATATATTGCTATGTTCTTATTTACAAATATATTATAATAAATTTTTACATAATAATCAACTAAATAAAAGAAAAAGAACCTATATTTCAAGGTTCTTTAACATTATTCACTTAAATCACGCCAATAGGTACATATTCTTGATTAGAACTTTCTTCAAACTTTCTATGAGCCCAAACACCATTGTATTCAACTCTTTCCCACCAAATTACAGCATATACTTCTCGCATTGATTCTTCTATCCAAATATTTTTATTCTGCATAAAATATTCTTTAGAAAATTCAGATAAATATTTTTTAGGGAACCATTCTTTTAGGCTTTCAAAGAAATCATTTTGTGTCCATTTATCTGCATAAGCTCTTGCATTAACTTCATTTGAAAGTTTATGATATTCATTAAGCTGCTCTCCTTTAGAAAGATTAGCCATATAATCGCCATAAGCAAAGAAATAACCAGATATAAATTCATGTCTAAATTTAGCTTTCCATTTATTCTCTTTATGCTCTTTAATAGTTATAATAATCATACAAATAGCAAATATAATAAGCATAAGTGCTATAACAATGCATATTATTATAGAACCCATAAATGAATTATTATTTGTCGCTATCATTATTTCCACCCGTGCTTAAAATCCAATTCTTAAATTCAGGATACTTTTCTATAAAAGGTTTAATAATATCTCTTATTGCATTTTCAGCTACTTCTCTTATTGAAAAATATACACCTGTCAAATTTTGAAGCCAATTTACTGGACTAACAATAAAATTTTCAGACATAGAGTCATAGGATATAATATAATGATTATCTAATTTGCTCTTATCCCATTTAGTATCTTCGCTATCATTATCATAAGAATATTTAAGCAACTTGCGATAAAGCAACTGAGTAAGAGCTACCTGTTTTGCGAACTCTTTATCATTAAAATAATTAGCGTTACGAACATTATCAATATCAAATTGGTCATTATAGTCGTAATGCTGAGTGGTTCCTCCATTAGCAGAGATAGAGGTGTAGATTTCGCCGTATAATACTTTATTAAAAGGATTATTTCTTTTCGGTTTTATTCCCAAATTTTCAAGTTGTTCTTTTGTTAATTCTGCTTTCTTACCGTTGATTACAATATAGTTTTCCATTTATTTCACCTCTTCAAACTTAAATATAATTTATAAATAATTAACAGTATGCTTTACAGGGTCAAACATATTATTACAATTATATTCTACAGACTTTATTAAATCATATCCATATTCATCAGCTTCAAAAATAGGCAAGATTATTTTATAATCACCACTTTCAATTTGTTCTTTACTTAATGACCTTACAAAATATAAACATTCTGCATCATAGTCAAGAATATAAAACCCGCAAGGGCGTTTTTCAGCACCGGGTCAAGTTGCATTACCAACATAATAACTTCTATAAGTACAATATGCTATAAGTTTTCCATATTCAGTTATATTTTGTATTACAAAAGCAGTTTTTTTCATATAATCACCTCAATAATTATCAATCAAGAAATCTTCCATTCTCGGAAGTATTTCTTCTCTTATAGTTTCGGGTAAATCTTTTTCTCGAAATTTTTTAAGAAACGCTGCAATATAATCTATGTCATGATATGCTAGTGTCATGTATGCTTCATAAGCATAGTCTACATAGTTAACACCGACCATTTTCATAATAAAGACTCCGCTTAATTATACTTTTCATCAAGAGTTTTAACAACTTTAATAGCATCACCAATATTATTAGCAACACCTAAATCAATATCATTTATTACAATATGATAACTTTTTCTATCTTTATCAAGAACTAAAGAAAATTTATCAAATGTTTTCTTATTATTATTCATTTGTTTCTATGTATACCTCATATTTTCCATTCATCTTATCGCAATCTTCATGATTTTCTACATATATATCTATGTGATTGCCTTTAACTGCACCCCCGCAATCTTGTGCTATGTAACAATGTCCATTTATCCATACTTTTGTTCCATAAGGAATTACTTTTGGGTCAACAGCAATAGTTATGCCTTCAGTTGCAATAGCTCCACTTGCAGTTGATTTTCCATAGCCCTCAGAACAAGATATACAAGGACAATAACCTGTTGTTCTAAATACACCTATACTTTTGAAGTTCTTTTCGGCTGGAACTTCTTTTTCAATAATTACTTCTTTCTCAATAGGAATATTTTCAGTAATAGTTATTACTTTTACTTCTGCATTTCCTCTAATGTAGCCAAAAAGATAGCCACTAAAGAATAAAACAAGAATAAAAGTAATTGTTAATATTGTAGGAAGATATCTCTTTATAAAATAATTAAACTTACTCTGCATAATAATTAACCTATAAAAATATTAAGCATAATAAGAACAGTTGTAATTGCTATGGTTGCAGTAACAGTTGCAAGAAATGCCCCAAAAATCTTTTCTTTATTTTTCACAATAAACTTTTTCATTGATAATTACCTCTTTCTTTATTATGTATATATTATAATATATTTTTATGTAATTATCAACTAAATTAAACTCCTAAATAATCAGTAGCTGCAGTATCAAAAATATTACTTACTATTCTAAGGTCTTTTCCTTTATAATTATTAAAATCAGAATCGACAGCATCGCCTACTATTATGAATGAAGCAGTATCACCACACCACTCTATAGCAGCATAATCTTCAGTTTCTAAAATCTCTACAATGTCATTTTCAAATATTCTATTTTTATAGGTATCTCTTAAACCTGTATATCTACTAATTGTTTCCGGGATAACTTCTTCAATATACATATTATATAAAGTATCTTCATTCAATACTGGAATAGCTTTTTCAATAATTCCATATCTACTATCATCGGTAAAACTTTCTTTCCCAATTTCTACAAGATAACCATAAATCCATTTATTGGTTCTTTTTGATTTAGCTCTATATTGTAATCTACTTTTATTCATTATTTATTTCTCCCAATTATTATTTGCAAATACATTATACATATTATCTGCTATTTTATGCGAAGCATAATTAGTAGGATGCGTTACAGCCCCGCCCGTATAAAAATCGCTGTTTATTCCCCAAGCATAACTATCAAAATAATAATTTATATTGAGTTGGGTTACTGCTTTCTTTATATATTTCAAAGATGCAGTTTCTTCAATTCTCTGAGGAGCAGAATAGAAATAATATATTTCAGCATTAGGGAAATATGATTTAAGATAATTTATTGCTTGAATAGTATCCGTTGTAATAGATTCAGAAGTAACCCATTCTCTAAAACTATCATTTATACCAAGCATAATAATTATCATATCTACATCATTAGGGTTAGTTTCATTAGGTATTATATTAGTATTTATAAATGAATAAAGATTATTAGGACTACCCTTACTAAAACCTAAACCACCTTTTGAATATCTTCTATAATTAGTTATACCTAAATTAGTTGCAAGATACGTTTGCCAATTTTCAATATCTGAATTTGTATCAAAATAACTATTTACTTCATTCACGCAATTATACCAACCACAGCCATAAGAATCTCCTATAAATATAGTATTCTTATTTTTATACTTGCTCTGAACTGATACTTTTATTGCTTCTTCTTTTCCTGCATCTTCTATAGAATTTATATTATTTACATTATAATTATCAATACTTATATTGTCATCTTTATTATAATGTATTTCAGAAATAGCTACAATACCTATAACTATACATATTGTTAAAAATATTATTCCTGCTATTGTAAATATATTTTTACTCATATTATTTTTCACCTAATCATCTTTCTTAATAATAAAGAGGAGTTTTTACACCCCTCTTATTTTCTTTATATTATGCAGCAATCATAATCTTCTGAAGAAGAGCGTCCATAAGAGGCTGACCATTTATAGTTGTTATAAACTGACTTTCTTTATAAGTATCAGTATTTCTTTTAGGTGCTTTATGGGTAGTAAAATCAGACATTGCATTTATAGCACCCCAAGCAGTTCCTCTAAACTTAGCAATATCAGGAGCAAGAAGACATTGAACATACATTTCTTTAGCCTGCTCTTTATTAGTCCTTATTCTATCACTATCATTTTCATTTATAGGAATAAGTTCGTTAAGCATTTTAAGAAGTTTTTCATCTTCAAGTTTTGTTTCTGCAAGTTTGTAAGCAGTTTCATCAAGCTCTTTAAGATAATTATTTGCCATATTAAGAGTCATTTTCGCTTCTTCAAGTTTACCTTGAATATCACCTATATGCTTTGTTGACCAACTTCTTTTTGCATTTCTAAGAGCGAGGTTCAAAGTATTATTACAAACAACTCTTACAGGAGTAGCACATACTTTAATTGCTCCGAAGCCATCATGGGAATTAGTAAAGCAAATAAAAGGTTCTACATCATCATCGACAAGTTTAATTTTAGGCATTTTAGCAAGAAGAAATATCTGCTTACCACCTTTAAGACTACCCGCTGTTTCATAAGTAACACCTTCTCCAACAAGAGAATCAGTAAAATTAAATGCGTCAACATTCTGTACTATATTATATCTATCTGTCACTATGCCAAACACAGAGCCATCAGTGGTTCTTGTATTAGCAAAGTAGTTAGGAATAATATTTCCATTAACACTATCAAGAATAGGTCTTGATTCAACTTCCCAATTAAGACCTGCTTTTTCAATAGCTTCTGCTGAGGTCATTGCTTCGCATACAGGAGTTCCAATACCATGCCAAGGTGCAAATCTTCCATTTTCTTCATTACTTACATAAGCAAGAGATTCTACAAGTGCTGACATTTTAATTTTACCTCATTTCTTTATTTGTTGATTTATTTTATTTACAAGTATATTATAATATAAAATTACTTTATAATCAACTAAATAAATAGGTTATAGTGAAATAATTTTTAATCAATTAAATATTTCTTAGTAACAAATTCTCTAAACTTCTTTACTAACTGATTAACTCTTTGCCGAGTAACACCGTACTTTTCAGGAAGTCCAGCGCCATTAAAATCATTATTTATCCAATCTTTAATAATATTCTTTGCTTTTTCACCATAAGGCAACTTATCAATATCATTCATTATATTATTATATGTTTCTGTTCCTATTATATCTGATGATATATCTGAATTATCTGAAACAACGTTATAGCAATCTTCTAAAGAAACTAAATCAAGTTTTTTATGTGATTTTCTATCATTAAAATACCTGTGTTGGTAGTTATATGCTTCTTTATAAGAATAATTATAAATAGTTTGATAATAGAATACATATTTATGATATTTAATAATTCTTGTAATATATGTTATTATAGATAATTTTCCATAAGCATAATAATATTTAAGAAATCTATCATAATTATCAAGAATATAAGTTATTGCACACTGAATATATTCATTGCATTGTTCTTCAGTAAATTTATTACTAAAAGTAACAATACAGTTTTGTGCGGCATTTATTGTTATGTTTATAATATTCTCTTTTGTTACTTCTTGTGTTAAATCAGAATATTTGGAACAATAATAAAACATGATGAATTAAATAACAAACCTTTCAATTTCAGAATAAATATCAACATCACTAACAAGCCAAAGATTATTAAATTCCATAGAATATAATACTCCAAGCATAGATTTAGCATTTACCTTAAATCCATTTTCATCTTCTATTGTAATTTCATTGTTAGGATATTTAGATGCAATATTAACTATTTTTAATGCATCGCTTTGTGTATCAATGAATATCTTCGCTTTCATTTACTCTAATACACCACCTTATCTAAAATAAGAATACTGTATATGCTTATCCCAACCAGGATAAACACTTTCATGAGTTTCCATATTTCTCCAACCCACTTCAGTCATCTTAAATATCTGTGTTTTACCATTAAAGTCTTCTGATATTTTCCATTCTTGGTTTTTATCAGTAGGATTTTCAGTAAGTAATTCTGCTTTATCATGTCTTACAGTAATAGTATCATTTGTTCTACTAACAACTGTTACAGGAATTAAATCTAAACAATGCTGAATACAAGCGCGGTCTCCAACTTCTAATTCGTTATACCATTCAAGAAAAGCAGCAAATTCTAAGTCTTTTTTCTTATCATAAGGCATCATAAGTTTATCTAAATCAATGGTATTAAGGTCCATACCATGAAGCCATATTTCTTTATCGCAATAAGCTTTTACTTCTTCATAAGTTCTTTTCATTTTCCTTTATTCTCCTTGCTCTTTATTGTGATTATATTATAACATATTTTTACTTCATAATCAACTAAATAAAAGCACTTGAATATAAATCCAAGTGCTTAATCATAAATATTTAATTACAATGTTTCTCCAGATATTTTCTTGACACATTTTTGAAAGAAACTTTACCGTCTAATGACCTGTAGACCAAACCTTCTCTGCTAACATTAGGATTGATAACAGATTTACCATCAGCTAACATTTTCATAGCTTCCATATTATTAGGCAAAGTAACATCAGTATCTAATATGGGCACCCACTTAATTCCATAAGCACCTACTATATCTCTTCCTATTAAAGAAGAATATCTTCCATTAACAGAATCTATAAAATTAAATACATATAAATCATCTTCTTTTAGTTTAAGAGGATTACCTTGAACAGAACCTACGCCCTCTCCTTGAATACAAACCCAGTCACAATCTTCGTGTTTTTTCAAATAATCTTTTAACACTTCTTCGATATTGTATTTGAAAGCTAAATCCCAATAAATATTATGGTCATGATAGCAAGATTGCTTTTCATCTTTTTGTCTTACATTTCTTGAGCATACATAGAATTCAAATTTGTTAACAGATTTTCTTTTCAAAGCATAGGTACAAGAAGTGCCATCTAATTTTTCTGTAACATCATATTTAATATCAGAACTATTAAGTATCCAAGGCATATTCTCTATTCTTTCCTCATCTGTTTTAGATACAAAAGAAGGAAAGCCCTTTGGTTTATCTTTTTTGTTTCCAAATATGAGTATGAGTAGTTTTCTTGTGAATTTATATTTCATAAGTTTCTTAATAAACTTATTACTAAATAATTTCTTATGTCTGGCTTTCATAGAAATCTCAATAGCATTATCTGATTTTCTTATATTATCTTCCGCAACAGAATAAACAACACCAAGTTTATCTGTCGCATCGTTATCTTTATCAGATATTTCAGGAAATAATTCAATAGGCATTAAAAGACCTTGAGAATATACACCTCTCATCTTAATCGTTTTTATTTTATAATTTCTCTTTTCGAGAAAAGCGAATCTTTCATCTGTGCTTGGCACCCTACTGTCTATCTCAAAATAGATACATTTAGAACCAACTTTAATACTGTCTTTCTTATTAAGAAATACACCACCAACCAAGGGCTCTTGCCAATTCAATATTATCACAGCCGTCTATTGATTTTATTTCTTCCACAATAACAGGATAAGCTAAAGCTCTTTTACCGTTAATTATCATTTTTAACCTCTTTTATCAATCTATCTATATACCATTTTGCTTTATTCAAATCTTCAATACCATTTTTATCTTTCCATCTCCAAAGATATTTAATAGCATTTGCAGTACATATTGCTTCTATCCCATTTAATTTACTTGTAGCAGCTTTTAATGCTTCTATACATTCAATATTACCTTGTGTATAATGATTAGGATGATTTATATTATTATTTTCTATCATATTTTTCAAGCACCATTTCTGCAATAGCATTTTTAAGACTTGCTATTTTATTAAATAGGATATTCTTATCTACTTCAGCATCAGAAAGTTTTGTTCTTAATATAATTATCTGGTCATTAAGTTTTCCATTTCTTTCAACTGAATCATTATAAAGTTTTTCAAAAGATTTAGCTTTATCCAATTCAAATTCCAAATCTTGTATTTTCTCCAAATATTCATTTTCTTTAGTCATTTTTAATCTCCTCTATATATTTAGAAATATTATTAAAATCATCTTTTATTGTTTTACATCTTGGCAGGCTATATACATAAAATCTATTATCAGTAGATATCCAAGTAATATCGTCAAAGAACCTTTTTCTCATAATGATATCAAGACCAGGTTTATAACTTCTGTAAATTTCAAGATATTTCATAACATCAGTTGCTTTAGGTATTATTACAAGAGGTTTGTTCCTGAGTTCTATTAGCCTTAATAAAACAGATTTATCATAAGGAATATAAATATTACAATCTTTTACAGTACATTGAAGATTATCTACAAAACGAGCAAATTCTTCAAACGAATCACTTTCATCAGGTTCTGCATAATAATCAATATCTTTCATAGTATGATTGTTTTTACATTGAGCAACAAAATTACTAAGGGATAAATGTTCACCTGTTGTTCCTAAATAACACATTATAATCATTTTTTAGTATTCCTTTCTTTTATATATTAAAATCATAGCATCTGGTTAAAAATTTCATATCAAATTCATTGTTTTGAATATGGAGTAGTTAAATTATATACCTAAAATTAAAACGCTCTAAAACCTATCAAATTTTGCATTA